CCCCGTAATAGGATTTGATGTTACTAAAATTTATGATAAAGAAAAGTATGTTTGACACATACTAGGATATGCAAAACAATTTGGATTTAGAAACACTCTCACAAGAACAGCTAGCAGATAGGGTTGAGAANTTAACTCTTGAGCATATTAAACACTGCCAAGATAATTTTTTAATTTTTGTGAAAGAGATGTGGCCTGATTTTATATTTCGTAAAACTGGTATCAAAGAAGATTTTGGACATCATCAAATAATAGCAAACGAGTTTCACAAGATAGCCTTTGGAGATTTGAAAAGATTAATTATTAATATGCCACCTCGGCATACAAAATCTGAATTCGCATCTTATCTTTTCCCAGCGTGGTTAATAGGTCGTAATCCTAAATTAAAAATTATGCAAGTAACTCACAACGCAGAACTTGCACAAAGATTTGGTCGTAAGGTTAGAAACTTAGTTGACAGTGCAGAATACAAAGCAATCTTTGGTGATGTAAAATTAAAAGAAGATTCTAAAGCTGCTGGTCGTTGGGAGACTAACCACGGGGGTGAATATTTTGCTGCCGGTGTAGATGGTTCCATCACAGGTCGAGGAGCAGATTTATTAATCATCGATGATCCGCACACTGAACAAGCTTTATTATCTGATACAAGTTTTGAAAAAACTTATGACTGGTACCTATCGGGACCCCGACAACGTTTACAGCCAGGTGGTTCCATCGTCATAGTAATGACGAGGTGGTCACAAAATGATTTAACTTCTAAACTAATTAAAGCACAAGCAGAACCAAGAGCCGATCAATGGCGAGTAGTTGAGTTTCCAGCTGTATTAAAATCAGGACAACCTGTATGGCCAGAGTATTGGTCATTGGAAGATTTGTTAAAAACAAAAGCCAGTATCTCTCCAATAAATTGGAATGCACAATATATGCAGAACCCAACTGCAGAAGAAGGAGCAATTATAAAAAGAGATTGGTGGAAGCCTTGGAAAAAAAGTTACTTACCAGAAATACAACATGTTATTCAAAGTTATGATACAGCGTTTAGTGCAAAAGAATCTGCCGATTATTCTGCTATAACAACTTGGGGAATATTTTATCCGAGTGAAGGCTATGGCTCCGCGATCATTTTGCTAGATGCAGTAAAAGAAAGATTAGAGTTTCCAGAACTAAAACAAATTGCACTACAGCAATATAAATATTGGGAACCAGAAACTGTAGTCATAGAAGCGAAGGCCAGCGGACAACCTTTAATACAAGAATTACGTAGACTTGGTATACCCGTAATAGATTTCCAACCATCAAGAGGAAGAGATAAACATAGCAGGGTGAACGCGGTAGCCCCGTTATTTGCAGCAGGCAGTGTATGGTATCCTGATGGTGAAAATTTTGCTTTAGAGGTTATTGAAGAATGTGCTGCATTTCCATATGGTGAAAATGATGACTTAGTAGATTCTATGACACAAGCGCTTTTACGTTATAGACAGGGTGGTTTTATTAACACTCCCTCAGATTATCAAGATGAGCCAGTATCCCACAAAGAAGTTAAGTTCTACGATTGATTTATTAAGATATACAGCATATAGTGTATTGAAATAACAGGAGTGTAATCATGGCTAGTAAAAAATTAAAAAGAGCTGCTACAGTCGCTGCTGGAATAGGCGCTGCTTATTTAGCATCACAAGCATTAGGTAAAAAGAAACCTACATCTGCAGAAGCAAAAGGTCTTAAAATAACAAGAGCAAAAAAATTCGGAGAATCTGACGAAGGTCAAATGGCTAGATTAGATGCCTCAGTAAAAAAAGGTTTAGATATTACAAGATCAAAACCATTTGAAGCATCTGATGACGCATCACCAGGAACTTATGAAAATGTACCAGCAAGTAAATTCTTATCTACTCCAGGTGGAATGGGGAGAGTATCAGTAGAACAAGCTGATGAGATGATGCAAGGTTTTGGTCCAATGGCTAAANAAGGAAAATTCATTTCTAAAAAAATGATGAGNGGTGGATCAGTAGTTGCAAGAGGAAACAAATTAGCTAGAAGTAAACCTACAAAATTATTCTAATGTCTGGTTCAGGTGTTATCACCCAACAACTAGGATTAGTATCTCAAAAGTTAGGTAAAGATACTGACACTATTTATGAAGATATCTTTGGTGGCTTTTCTATGCCAAGAGATAAACTTACTAAAGGTGTTGCAGGAGCAGAATTAAAAAAAGGTGGTCTTGTCCGTGGATATGGTGTAGCAATTAAAGGTAAGAAAAAAATTAGAATTTTATAATGGCTGTAGAAAAAGATAATCAACCAACTGATGAAGTTGTAGAGACAGAAGCAACTGTAGAGTTACCTGGTGAAGAAGGTGATGATGCAACTGTTGCAATAAATGCTGACGGCACAACTGAATTAAATCCAGAAGAAACTCCTGAAGAAGATTTTTATTCTAACTTAGCAGAAACTATTGATGAAAGAGTTTTAATGAAACTCGGATCTGAACTTGTAGAAATGTACAGATCAGATAGAACAAGCAGACAAGATTGGGAAGATCAATACGTAAAAGGTTTAGAATTTTTAACTACAAATTATACAGCTGTAACAAAACCATTTCAAGGAGCATCGACTGTTACACATCCACTATTATCTGAAGCAGTAACACAATTTCAAGCACAAGCATTTAAAGAATTACTTCCATCTGAAGGACCAGTAAGAACTCAAATCATTGGTGTAGAAGATCCATTACGTGTGCAACAAGCACAACGTGTAAAAGATTTTATGAACTTTGAATTAATGGAAAGAATGGAAGAGTATGTAACAGATTTTGATGCATTACTTTATCATTTACCATTAGCAGGATCTGCATTTAAAAAAGTNTANTANGATGGNATTAATGAAAGAGCAGTTGCTAAATTTATTAGAGCAGAAGATTTAATTGTTCCTTACTTTGCAAATGATTTATTAGAAGCGGAAAGAATTACTCATGTATTAAATTTAACTGAGAATGAATTAATTAAAAGACAAAAATCTGGTTTCTATAGAGATGTAGATCTACAACCAAATGATAATCCACAAAACACTATAGATAAAAAATACTCAGAACTTTCTGGATCTAAGCCAAGCTATGGTAAAGATAAATTATTTAGAATTTTAGAAATGCATGTTGATTTAGATTTAGATCAATATGAATTTGANGATAANAAAACAGAAAAGAAAGTNAAAATACCTTACATTGTAACTGTTGATGAATTAAGTGGTGAGGTNTTATCTATCTATAGAAANTATAGACAAGATGATGAGACCACAAAACGTATAGAATATTTTGTTCAGTATAANTTTTTACCAGGATTAGGATTTTATGGCTTTGGTTTAGTACACATGATNGGTGGACTTACAAAAGCTGCAACAAATGCATTAAGACAATTACTAGATGCAGGTACATTAGCTAACTTACCAGCTGGATTTAANTCTAGGGGTATGAGAGTTAGAGACGATGACCAACCATTTACACCAGGAGAGTTTAGAGATGTNGATGCACCTGGCGGAAATATCAGAGATCAGTTCCAAATTTTACCATTCAAAGAACCAAGTCCTACATTATTTCAACTAATGGGCTTTTGTGTTGAAGCTGGACAGAGATTTGCAGCGATCAGCGACCCTCAAGTTGGGGATATGAATTCACAAGCACCGGTAGGCACGACAATTGCACTACTTGAAAGAGGTTCAAGAGTGATGTCCGCAGTTCAAAAGCGTTGTTACAATGCTATGAGAAAAGAATTTAAACTTTTATCAAGAATTTTTGCAGACTATTTACCACCAGAATACCCTTATGATGTATACGGCGGTGAAAGAACAATTAAAGCAGCAGATTTTGATGACAGAATTGATGTTTTACCTGTAGCTGATCCAAATATTTTCTCAATGTCACAAAGAGTGACACTTGCACAGACACAATTACAAATTGCACAGACAAATCCAGCGATGCATAACATGCATGAGGTGTATAGACGTATTTACGACTCACTTGGAACTAAAAATAT